TGTTAAATCCCTCCTGTCGCATCACCTCACTATACACTCCTGTGCCACATCCGTAGTCAATTACACTACTCGGCTCAAACTTCTTGCAGTAGTTGGCTACACTCTTAGCTAAGCCTACAAACAATTCATTGTTCATCGTTAGGTTCAGAGTTTCAATCTCTGCCTTCAAGAATTCTTCTTCTGATATCATCGTGTTTATATTTAGTTATGGCATTACAGAAAGCAGCTTTATAGTCTGCTCTATAATATCCTTGGTACTCATTCCTTCCTTAAATTCGAATGTATAATCCTCGGCCTTGCACCAGCAGGTATACTCCTCACCCAACCTCTGAGCCTTGACAGTTATTATCCCATCAACAGGCTCGAAGTTCTTAGTCAAAATCTTGGTCTTCGTCATCATCTTCGATGTCTTGGTCTTGTCTCGGTACATTTCTACCACTCGGCACAGTATCAACCTCCAAGTCCCCACTTCTCATGTCAGCCAACGGCATATAGTTAGTAGGAACCAACACCTGAGTCTCATCTACAATCGTTCCGTAACCTAGTGCTTCTCTAATCTCATCCTGGCTGAATACCATCGCCTGACGCATCCAATGAACCAACTCCTTCTTATCTCCTTCCAATTCAGGATACACATCGGTATCAGACATTACTACCAAGGTATTATCTCCATACCATTGACGAACCATCTTAGTCCACACATCATCCATCTTTCTTAGCAACGGCAATACGCAGTTGGTAATCACTCTCGTATCACCTGTCTCACTATTCGCCAATGTTCCTTGCGGAGTCAACAACTGCGATGGATATCCGTAGATGTTCGCAATCTGTCGCTCCAAGTCTGCGTTGAAGTCCAAGATACCCATGTCCACAGGACTCAAGCCTATCTGCACCCACTTCAGGTCACTCGGAGTCACAACAATGTCTCCTGCGTTGTGGGCACCCATGTGGTTCTGTCTAAACGAATCGTTAATCGCAATCGCCTGCTCGGCAGTCAACTCACTCTGATCGCTGTGTCGTGCGTTACCACTCACAATACCACTCGGCCCCATGTTTGCAAACAACGACCCTTGAGCCACATCAGCATATCTCTTCTGAGAGATAATACTAACACTAGAACGCAACGGACTCAACCCCCAGAAAGTACTCTCATATCCTTGCCACTCAGAAACAGGGTTAAAGTACTTGAAGTGAGCTATCTGCTCGTTCGGTATAATATTCTCAAAGTTATATGTAATCGCATACCCTGCCAATGGCTGAGTTCTCTCTCCTGACATCACAGGCTTCACAGTCGGACTCGGTACACTCCACAACTCAATCGGCTGCTTCGCTCTAACTCCTGCACCAGGTACACTCGCATACACAATCGCATTCCCAGTAATCAACAGATATCCTGCAACCTCTTCTCTCAACTGTCTTCCCGTACTAGTCGGGTTGGGCATATCCATCAACTGCAAGAACGGATGAGATTCAATCGACTCAAACGCTTTCACCCTCAACTTTGCTAACTCAGTAGCATTCTCCTTACTCTTCAAATACTTTCTCTTAGCGTAATACTTCTCTGCAAACCGCTTGTCCTTAATCTTATACAACATCGGTGCAGCATCCGCACTCTTCTCTACTATCTTAGAAACTACTGACTGAACAACAGGGATAGCTTTATACGCTTTATCAATGTAAATACCATCCTTTGCATCATAAGGCATCCATACTCCCTTAATATACTGCCATTGCAAAGCCACAGGCAAACCTGCATCCTTAGTTCTAAACGCTTTCAGTAGATTCACTTTTTTGTAAAAGTACTAATTTTACCTAAATAATTTTCCTTTTATCAATACGAACCCATTACTTCGGTTCTTGACCATCAACTCAGTCAATCCCCATACCAACGCATCCACTCTATCAGGAGACTTCCCCTTATCAGGGTCGAAGGTAACCATCTGACTCTCTAGCAACGGGAACGAACCTACATGGTATACCTGCCCCTTCTCATACAACGAATACACAGGCTCCGCTCTCACATACTTTCCCTTCGTAGCAGAAACCAGCTTAATCCTCGTGGTTGTCCCCTGTGCTTTCAACACAGCCTCCACCATGTCACCCCCCTGGTTCTTCTCTGCCACAATACAATCCGCATTCCACCTGAACGCTGCATCGTTTGCAATCTTCGCCCAATGGTTCGGAGAATACTTCCCACTCAAATCTTCCAACACATACCCAAACCCTTCCTTACACTTTCCAACCACGATAATACCCGTCTCATCACTATTCATGTTCGCAGTCACCGCAGGATCAAGTGCAACCACAATCCTCTTCAAGTTCGGAGCTTCATCAACCCTCGCCTTCCCTATTATCGCTCTGTTCCACAACATCCCCTCAGCATCATCCAACCAAGTACCCATGAACAAGTGGTCATACCTCGCCCTGTTCTCTCGCTTGGTCTTCTCCGCAGCCTGCACAAACGACTCACTCAGGTTAATCTTATTATCCAAGTAAGTCGTGTGGATGTAAGTCGTATCCTTTCTCTTATTCTTTACAAAGTCCTTATATATCCAATGACTCTTGTACGAGGGGTTCATTACCAATATAACCCTGTTATAGTTATCCTTGGCTCTGATACTCAAGTCCACCTTATCAAATATCTCAGGGTCTGTCAATTCTTCCGCCTCATCCACTACCCAGGTCGACAATCCAGCAATCGACTTCAGATTTGCCGTGTTTACTCCCGAGCTAGTTTTTATTCCACGAAATAAAATTTTAGAACCCGTTAGCTTATTTATAATCTCACTCTGAGTCACATCAAAGTCATTCATCTTGCCCATAATCTCAATCTTATCCAAGAACTCTGGAATAATCGAAATAAACGCACTCACCAAGGTGTATCTAGTGAAAAGAATCACATGGCCCTTCTCATAGGTCAAGTTCAGCAGAAACAAAGCCAAAGTCCACGATTTACCACTACCCCTTCCTCCAGTAATCAAATAGTACCTCGTGTCAGGCTGCTCGTAGAATAATGGCTTGTAATCGTCTAAAAGTTGAATCATAGCTAAATTAATTAATTCGGGATTTTCATTTTCCGTTTCATTCCTGTACACTCAGAAACATACCCCCCCCTAGGATAAATTAGTTAATTGGGGAAATCCACTTTCCAATCCGTTCCCATACACTCACAACAATACCCTCCCCCAGGTGCTTATTCGCCTATGCGGGTATGCGTATATATAAGCTTGGTATTCAAGTAGTTATATCTTTATTGTCCTGGATATCCTGGAGGGCCAACCCCTGGTGATCCTCGGTTACTATCTTAGCTTCCTGTATTTCTATAGTTTTGCTTATCCAATGAATAGGAGGCGCTACCTTTTCGCCATTGGAAGTGATGTCAATCTGCTGCTTGGGTAATCCGAACCGATACGAAAGCCATAGCTTTAGTGCTTGCGTGTCTCCTTGTTGGCACTTGTATAGCAGTGCATCCCATATCTGCTGAGGGGCTGCCAACGCATCCATCTGCTCAATGAGTTTAACCTCCATAATCTTTGGCTTTCTCCCCGCCCCCTCTCTCGCTCCTCCATTTTTCCCCATGCTCCTACAAAAGTTTGTAAAACTGAAATAAAGTGATTATTCAGCCTTAAAGGTAATTGAAATAAAATATACTATTGATTAAAATATATTTGACAATTTACTTGCACTTTATTGCAGCCCTTTGTAATATTGCTCAATGTTTAACCAAAACCCATAAAAACATGACAGATTTAATCATCATTTCAGCGGGCACGATCATAGTTTTCGCCCTTACTTATTTCCTAACCCCTAAACCAGTAAACCAATGAAAAAGACATTGAAAGCAATTGGACTTGTAATTTATTACATCGTGGCATTAATCCCGATTTTTATTTTGGGCTATATGCTAGGCCTTAAACTACTTTAAAGCATGGAACTAGAACAAAACATGGAATGGCTTACGCAATGGTTTCCCGATGAAAACCACGCAAAAGGCTTTGAGTTGGCAAAGAAAACTCCTCATAGTAAAAGCACTTCTTACCATTCGGGCGGAGGTTTTACTCATTTGTTTTTGCACTTAATGGATGGCAGAGTAATGGCTATTCACTTTATGGACTTTGAGGTTGAGACCTCAGAGAAAAAATTCGATACCCTAGAAAATTATCTTGATGAATGTTTTAACACCTACTAAAAAAATGGAAAATCTAACTATTGAAATCGCAAAAGAGTTTTTGAAATCCAAGGGATTCTATACTGAATACTTGTTCCACAGAAGCCTAGTGACGAAAAAGTACAGTGCAACAAATGAACAAGCGGAGAAGATTATAGCCGATGTTGTTACACAAGGAAATTTATTCGACATCATGGACAATGGCATTTTTATTCTTTGCGATTCTAATTTCATAAAGCCTTTTAATGAGGTTGATGAATTTGACATTCTAAAAATGTCGAGACAACAAGTAATAAACTTTTTGTGCTA